CCGCTTCGCCGAGCGGAAAAAGAACAGCATCAAAAGGAACAGCATCAGGATATGTCGGAGATGCTCTAAAATATAAAGGAACACAGGGCGCTAAAGATATACTAGATATGATCGGCAAAGCAGAAACAGGAAAGACCGGTGAAGATGCATATAGCGCATGGAACGGTGGAATGCCTAAAGACTGGATTGGAAAAAAACTAACGGATATGACAATCGCAGATATAATGAAGATGCAAAAGAGTAATCCCACAAAAGGCACAGAGGCTGCTGGTAAATATCAGCTTATGCCAAATACATTGAAAGAACTAACTGAAGGATTTAAAATAGATACCTCGAAAAAGTTTTCTGCTGATATGCAGGATGAACTTGCTCTGATGAGAATACATCAAATGCGTGGATCTGCATTGAATAATCTCCTTGAGGGAAATATAGGTACAGATGAATTTAATAAAGCTATTATACCAGAGTGGGCAGGAGTTCCTGCAACAACGAAACAAGTTTACAATGTGAAGAATAGTAAACAGAACATTGTTGAACCAGGGCAGTCATATTATCATGGAACTTTGTATAAAGGATCACTAGAATCCAAGATGAATAAAGCAACGATATCTGCGGAACAAGCAAGGGCTGTTCAGGAAGGAGCTTGGGGAGCTATTAATAAATCATCCACAGCTTTGGTTCAAAATAATACAGAAACGGGGCAGCAGGTGCAAGAGAATTCAGACACACTTCTCGGAGGTTTACATGGAATGTTCAAGCAACTTAATGACGCATTCAAAACACAGTCACCTCCTACTATTATAAACAATAACACTTCACAATCCTCTCCTGCAGTTACAGAACCAGCTGGAGCTCATAGCATTAATTATGCTGAGGCAGCTATAAGAAACTACGCGCTACATGGTAATGGAAGTTATGCTCAATAATCAAAAAACCCAGCTTACGCTGGGTTTTGTTTTAGTCTTCTGCTAGACTTTTGAAATAATCAAGATCATCATCTACTGAACTTGATGTGTTCAATTGGAACGGATCGTCATCATTTTTGGCAGTTTTCAGAACAACATCTTCTGCTCGATTTGTCTTAACAACACCCTCAAATCCAAGAACTTTCTCTAGACGAGACTTGAGTTGTTCATAGGACTTAAATTGTTTTGGATCAAGAAATTCATTCAATGAATGTTCTTTTTTCCAAATTGACTCCAGTTTAGCATCATCACCATCAAACAAAGGTGAAACGGATTCAAATTCCGACTTGTCGTAGTTTCGATAACCCTCAACCTGACGCATCTTCAATTTGAAATTAGCACCTTCCCAGAAGTCAAATGGATTGACTGCTTTTTCATCCTCAAACTCAGGATTCATGGCTTCACTAATCTTATCGAAGATTTTCTTGCCAAATTTAAACAGTTTAACTTGCCCATCATTCTCAGGATTCTTTGGATCCGAGATAATCAAAACATTAGTGATATAGTTCACCTTACGCTTCTGCTTTCTAGCAACATCTTTATTTGCATCGTTTCCAGAATTCCAAAGAGTGCCATTGTGTTCACAAACTGGGCATTTTTGCCCAATGGTAGTTAGACAACCATCGATCAACCATCCACCAGGACCTTGGAATCCATGATTAAAAATGCGGACCCAAGGAAGCGAGTCGTCTCCATCGACAGCAGGAGCAGGAAGAAAACGAATAATAGCCATACCATTACCAGCTTTGTCTGTTTCAGGAACCCAGAAACGGTCGTCATCTTTAGAACTATTATCTGAATAAGTGTTGAGTGATTCAATCGCCTTGTTTAGCTTGGAAATATCCGAGCGATTGCGTTTTAGTGAAGAAAAATCTGACATATAATACCTCGTATAAAAGTGTTTTAAAAATATAACTTATTGTCCAACTATACATAACGATCATTTATTTAGTATCTGTACTAGATACCCTTTATAAACATCTTTATCATAATGAAGAAATGGACGGTATTTCAAACATGTTAATCTGAAATCAGGCCAGCGAATTGAATCCTGTATTTTTTGATTCCACATGCTGAAAAATCCAAGCAGATCATTCAGTATGACTAGAGTTTCTACATGGATTTCTCCTTGTAGAGTATTTGACAGTAATTGTGGATACTGCCCATCCGTTCTCAGTATATCGTTGGGATTTTCACACATGCTAAAAGTCTTACTACACTCATCCCTAAAAATATATCCCAACGATTGCTGAACACCCATCTGCTCTTTATATAATACATCAGCAGAGTCTTCCAATAAACTACCAATCCAAACATTATGATTTTTCATGAAGTTTGCAACTAGGAAGTTAATAAGTTCATCCTTGTTATACCTGCGAGATAGTTTATGAAAAAAATATTTGTCTTTGCGTTTTTCAAATGTGTCTATTGATACTCTACTTTTACCTAAGTATTTGAAGTAATCATACTTCTCAGATGTAAAATGGAGCTTCAAAGAATTATAAATTGAGTAACATTCATAACCAGTCAATCTTAATATCCCATCATATAGGTAATCGATTTGGCTTTTCTTTTAACATATTCATATCGGCAGCCTGCGTTTCGATCTTTGCTTTTAGTGCAGGATGAATCAAAGTTGCCGCGACCTCCACCTCTAGACCAGATACTTTACAGTAATCAACAATTGCCTCCAAGTATGTGTAATCAGTTCGACCAACAACACTCTCAATATGCTCTGAGAATTTTATCATTTCTTCTTTAGATGGAGGCATTACTTAACAACAGTCTCATAAAGTGTTTGGAACTGATCATTAACAACAGTCTCTTCTTCAAAATTTTGTTTATGATAAACCTTAAGCAAACGATTTACCAAACGCTTAGGCAAATTCAATTCCTTGCAAATATCACCAATAGCCTCTTTGATGTAAGTTCGTTCACCCTCAACTCTGGCTAGACTACCTGAACATTCTTTAATGACTTTAAATAACTTATCACGATCCGCTGTGCTGGAAGGTACGATCAAATCAACAGGTGTACTCATAACAATCTCCTATGAAAATAAATTAAAGAGTCCTTTTGGGAAGACTGTTTTCTTCATAAAAGAGGTGATCACCAATTTTTACCATGAAAACTTTAGTTCTTGCCCAATAGGGGTTTACATAATCTGCGTGAAAATATAGCGAATCTCGCACCCGCTTTACAACATCTTTGTTAAAGATTCCACTCATTGCACTTTTAGCAACATCTAGAGATTCATTCCACTGATCACCATATGGTGCTGGTAATTTCTCACAGAAATAACTAAACTGGCAAACTTTCTTATTTTTCAATACTGCCTTCTCTTGTACAACTTCACAAATATTTTCAGAGAATCTTTCAGATTCTGCTCTATTCATGACTACTAGGGCAACTGCTTCTTTACCTTCTCTTGATTGATTTCCTGCTTCATAAAATACAGTCTTAGCTAAACACTCAAATTCATCTTGTGTGTAGCTTTCAGAAAACTTGTATTTTTCCATCTGAGCTTTCATTGCAGAATCTTTAAGATATTGTGCAGAAAGCAAAAACATAGTTATAAAGAAAATAAAGTATGACAAACCCCGAATGCTAAAATTCGTTAGCATTTGTTTCTCCTTAGATTTGGTTATTATACTATGGTGCGTCTCGATTGTCAAGACATTTTTGATTTAATTTGCACCCGATTCAACGCTTTTTGAAATTCGTCTAAGCGCGACAATCCTGTTTTTTCCAATTTAGCATTATGTAAAGGAACAGATTCTTCGATCTTTTTACTTTCGATTGTGAAGCCGTTGCTCCTGATCAACGATTTAACTTCTCTGGTTCTAGAAGAATCCCATTCCCACAATACAGTAAAGCCTTTTGATGGTCTGTTAGGATTATCCTCTAGATACAATTTCACATATTGCCCACGGAGTGTACAATATTCATCATATGTAAGATGTTTATCGGCTCTGTTGCCAACAAGTTCATCTAATTTTGTTTTAAATTTATCACTGATATTCATAATATATAACTCCTACTTTTCAGATGTGAATGAATGCCCACCCCTTTTCAGTTCAGTTCTACCTGTGCCTTCCTGTTTCTTTTCATCATAGGTAAGTGGTTTATTATATTTCAATTTACCCTGATACTCTTTCGTACCCTCTTTTTCACCCCTAAGATAGTGCCAATTTGCAGATTTCTTAGCATTTACAGACAATACAGATTCTTGATTATGCTTTGTGCCAATATGTTTTAGTGCTGTGACCATTCTATGATGGGAATCTTTATTTGAATCTGTTGCGTGAACAATATAAGATCCTTCTTTTGCAACTTCATGTGGATTGCTACCATATCGATATTGCCCCCTGTGTGGTCCAGACCAACCGCCAATATGCCCGGAACTTCTTGCGCTCTCCAGATCTGTCTTTATTTGCTTATGTGCATCATGAAGACTTTCCTTAGTATCTGTGTGTGAACCCTCCGGTGAAATCGCTCCGATGCTAACACCCTTTGCTAGATGTTTATTCACACGCTGTTGGAGCAGATTGCCTTCTTCAAGGTGTTCCAAAGCTTCTTTAATTTTAACCACACTGTGTGTTTTAGCCCCTCCATAGGAAGGATCTTTATGTTTTCCAGATTTTTTTACGAAATCAAAATGACGAAGCATGGCAATGGATTTTGCATGGCGTTCATCTTGCGCCTTAGTGATCTTATATTTGTGTTCAGTTGTACCTTCACCAGTTTCTTGATGTACTGTAACCATATAATTAGAAACAGTTTCTGATAAGAATTCTTTTAACGACAGCATATAATCTCCATGTCATGTTTTTGGAATATTTATGCTTTCTTTGTCGTAATAATTCTTTATAGTATCAAATAGTTGTTGTTTCCAATCACTAGCTTTTTCAATGAAAACTTGAGGATTTCCATTTTCAACAGCAATTAGAATAGCAATTTGCTCAATGGGTGTACCTATCAACTCTTCATACATCATACTATATGCAGTAGCTTGTTGAAAATAGTTATCAATGTGTTGTTTTTCTTTTTCTTTTCCAGATGTTTTGAAATCTATTACTGTTAGAACACCATCATATTCAGCGATACAATCTACTCTACCAGCTATTCTATGCTTTTCAGAATATAAAGCATCTTCCATATAGTGAATATTATCTATTTTGTCAACAAAAGGCTTGATTTGCTTGAAAAACGACAGGGCATCAGGCATAGATTTTGACATAAAATTCGGTGTGTTGTCAAGATAATCCTCACATAATTTATGCATTCTTGTGCCGCGCCCAGCCGCAATCCTAGATACTCTATTGGCTTCTTCTTCTCCTACTCTTTTTCTCCATTCATGGATAGTATCTTTCTTAGCGTAACCTGTAATCGTAGTGACAGATGCCGCATAACATCCAGAAGGTAGAATATAATATCGACCTTTATCATTAGTTATTGTCTCCAAAGATGGAAGTTGCTTAGGCTTGCAATGCTTGAACATCAACCACCCACCCTTTTAGTAATCTTTTTAACATGTTTATCAACAACTTCCCGCACACGAGCTTCTTTAATACCTCTTCCTCCCAAATTATCAGCAACCGCGCTATTAGGATGTTTCTCAGCAACTTTAGAAAGAACCTCTTTAAAACCGCTAGGAATCTTATTCGTCAGAGACACACCCGACACAATTGCTGGTGCCATGATGTAAGACTCAATCATAGGATTATCTAGGAGAAACTGTTCCTTTGCACTCATTGATAACAGTTCATCAAAAACTTCACCTGTTTGTTTATTGTAAAATGTATATAATGGCATTAAGCTACCTTAGGTTCATTGCTGTCTCGCACAGATTGCAGGATCGGTGTGTACATAAAAGATGTTAATTTTTTAAACTCCTTGAGGACTTATAACTACATTATAGTACATATGTTCTTATAAGTCGAGCGGTTTACCAATGCCGAATAACACCAGCAATGATGAATGCATTAGTAATTACATATGTCAAAACAATCGCCG